GTCTTGAACGGCGCCGCCCGCGTAGCCGAAGAAGCCCCGCTGCCCCATCCAGAAGACGCCCTCGTCAACCGCAGACGCCGCCTTGCGGCTGATCGCGCCACAGGACGAGCCGACACGCTGGAAACCGTAGACGAACTGGCCGCCGATGTATGTGGCGCTGTGCGCGTCTGTGTCTGTGATGATCAGCGACTGGCCGCGCGTGCGGATGCCCTGCATGATCTGGCCAGATGTTTGCAGCTCGATGTCGCCCGCCTCGTTTGTCGCGGCAGGTGTCCAGAGTGTGTTGTTCTCGCGGTCGCACCACTGCACGAGTCGTGGGTTGCCGCCTGCACCGAGCGCAAACAGGAAGCGCTCTTCCGTGACGAGTAGCCCGAGGTTGTCTGTCGGCGCGTTGGTGATGGGCGCGGCGTCTGCGCCCGTGTTGAGCTGCCACTCAAGCAGGCGTCCGTCTGCCGTTGAGCAGGCCACGAGCCATGAGCCGAAATTGTCGAGTGACCACGTTGTCGCCTCTGCGTAGTTGCCAGTGTCGGCGCGCTCAGTGCCGTAGAAGCCGAGGCCGTAGAAGCCGCCGCCGAAGCCTGTCTCGATGGCCGCGTCCAAGCTGCCTACGGTGAGGTCTGAGGGTGTGATGTCTGTGGTGATGTTGCTCTCTGTTGAGACGACGAGGCTGTCGTGGAAGCCAGCGGCGAACCAGCGATCCGATGACGTGTCCTGCCACGACAAAGCGCCGCGTGGTGCGGCGCCGCCAAGTGATACGCGATCTTCCCAGCCTCGGACGGGGCGCATTGTGCCTTCCACCCACCGCACGAGGTTAGCGTCACGCCAGCGGTTGCTGCCCTGAAAGTCAGTGCCGTTGCGGTAGACGCCAGCGGGGATTTGAAGCGGGATTAGCGACATGTGCGGCCCTTATGTTTTGATGCAATACAGGAGCGCAATGTTGCGTGGGCGAGTTTCTGCGCCGCCAGTTGAACCCGACTGCACAGTTCCGACAATATTTCCTGCCTCAAGCGCAGACACCCCATCAACGCCAGAGCCGTCATTGATTGAGTGAGTGTGCGCCTTAAACTCATCCGCCTGCGCCGACCCGAGAGCACGTCCGCTGTCAACACCACGCCCGTCATCAAGGCCACGCACAAACTCACCGCGCAAGTCGGGAAGGTTGAATGTCGTTGATCCGTCACCTGTGCCGTATGTTGTGCCGATTGCAGCGAAGAGCGCCGCGTATGTTGTGCGAGACACTGCGTTGCCGTTGGCTTTGAGGTAACCAGCGGGCGCTGATGAGCCAGCGAACTGGATGACTGTGCCTGCGGGCGCAGTGACGATACCGTCGATCTGCGCTTGGATTGCCGACGTTACGCCATCGAGGTAGTTGATCTCTGCCGTAGTGGCCGTGACGCCGTCCAAGACGTTGATCTCTGCTGCGCTGGCCGTCACACCGTCCAGCACGTTCAGCTCTGCTGTGGTGGCCGTGACGCCATCGAGCACGTTAAGTTCTGCCGTGGAGGCGGTCACACCATCAAGCACGTTGATCTCGCCTGCCGTGACAGTCACAGCGACGCCGCCCACCTTCCAGCCAACAAGGTTCGGCGCAATCGCCGTAGTGCCGTCCAGCAGGTTGTCGATACTGTCGAGGTTGGTGTTGAGCTTCGTGCCCCATGTGTCAGCGGATGCGCCGACTTCGGGTTTGGTTAATCCGTAAGTTGTCGTTACCGTGTCAGCGCACATATTGAACACCTCCTTTTGATGTGTTACATCCAAGTATCAACCAGAGGTTTTTGTAATGGATGTTGAAAAAATTCGCGACTTTCTTGACTACGACGCTTGCACTGGCGACTTCACTTGGAGGCACATGCCCCCCAAGCATTTTACGCAGGGCGTAAGAACGCCAGAGCAAAAATGTCGGATGTTTAACGCTCGTTATGCTGGCAAGCCCGCGTTTACCGCAATAAACGGTCACGGATACAAATCTGGCTCTTATCGGAGCAATCGAGTCACTGCCCACAGAATGGCGTGGGCTTGGGTGTTTGGGAAGGAGCCTAGTGGAGATATTGACCACATTAACGGCGACAGAGCCGACAACAGAATTGAAAACCTGAGAGAGGTCTCGAAACTTCAGAACTCGCGAAATATGGGAATTTCCAAACGGAACAAGTCGGGGATTGTGGGAGTCAGATACAACCCTGCTAGAACGCGCTGGGAGGCCGATATTCGCGTTGAGAGAAAGCTGGTCTTTCTCGGCAGATTTAAATGCCTTGGCCAAGCCATAACCGCTCGAAGAGAAGCAGGCCTTCAATACGGGTTTCATCCAAACCACGGTATGAGGTAGAAACCGCATCATCGCAGCTCATTCCTGTTGCTTTGCGCCGTGTCGGCCATTTCGCTTCCAATCCGTTGTCAGTGTGGCTCAGAGAGCGCTTAATTTAAGGCGCATCTTGCCATGTTTTGCTGCTCGAGGCAACGGGCGCCCGTCACGGCCTTGTCGGCCACGTTACGTTGTGCGGAAAGCCATCCTGCTCAGGCACATCAAGCAGTGCCTGCCGATAAACAGCCCGCGCAGCCTGTGCGGCATCATCAAGTGCAGCCCAGCGCAGAGCATTGCCAGCAATCTCATCTACCTCTGAGGATAGCTTCATGTCACGCTCTGCACGGACAGCTTGTGCCGCGGCTTCATCAAGCTCGGCCTGTGTGGGCGGAACGTATGCGGCGACGTCATCTGCAGAAGCCATAGCTGCAAGCAGTGCGTTGTTGTCGATTGTCATGTCGATGTCGGCAGGATCAAGTGTGTAGGGTATCCAGCCAAACTCAGGGTGCTCAATCTCACAGTCGATGCGTGTGTCGTCGATGTACTTTGCGTTGCGATATTTCATCAGGAGATCCTCAAGAGAATTGTAGAGTATTGGTAAGAGGAGTTTCTTCGGTAAGTCTCCGTCCCCATAGCTCTCCATGTCCCGCTCAATGGCGATGTCGGGGGTACGCCTACATACGAGGCTGTTGACGTGAACCCGGGCAACACCTGAACGCCTGTCGGCCTCAAGCTTGAGCCTGCATAAGTTGAGCCGAAGCTGAGGCTGGAGCTGCTGTAAGCCCAGACGTAAGTTCCAACTCCGCCTGCAGAGGCTCCAGCAGTAGCCGAGAGCACTTGCGCAGTTGATGGCGCTGAGGCAGGTAGGTTCGTAAGCTGAGACCCGTCTACAGCAGGCAGGCGCGCAGAGCCGTCAAGTTGAACCAGCTTACTCGCTGTCGTACCGACATCAGCGTTGATCGTTACCGTGCCGCTTGTGCCGCCGCCAGACAAGCCAGTTCCCGCTGTGACGCCAGTGATGTCGCCCACGTTTGTCGTGTAGCCAGCATCGTTTGTAAGGGCAGAAATATTGTCGCCAGACTGCAAGGCGCTGTCAGCAAGAGCACCTTGGGCTGAAGTCGCTGCGCCAATCGTTGCGGGCGAGATAGTGGCCGAGCCAAGCCCTGTGACATGGCCGTAGGTGTCAACGGTCACATCTTGGATGAATGTTGCGCCTGAGTTGTTCACGCTACCCTGAGCAGATGTATCAGCGTGCGATACCGTGACTGTGCCAGAGGTGCCGCCACCAGAGATGCCGCCACCTGCGGTCACGCCAGTGATGTCACCCACGTTGGTCGTATAGCCAGCATCATTAGTCAGCGCTGATACATTATCGCCAGACTGCAAGGCGCTGTCTGCAAGCGAACCTTGAGCCGCTGTGGCGTAGTCGGCGCTGTTGAATGCTTTGACTTGGGCGAGGTTTGTGACCTCACTATCCATCAAAGCGCCAGCCGCTGTGACGTTGGTTGTGTCGGTGACGTCAGCGCCAGCCTCAATTCCTGCCAGCTTCGATATTTCCGCCGCAGTCGTGAATTTGTTTGTGGTGACTGCATCGCTGATGTCGTCGGCGTCGAGCACAACGGAACCCGTCTGGGTGTTGACGCTATCGACTGTGTTGACCTCTGCGCCAGACGCAATGCCCGCCAGCTTGGACTTCTCTGCGTCCGTGTAGGCGTTGGTATTGGCGTTGCTTTCGTATGCTGTCTTGATCTCGCCAGCAGTTTGATCCGCAGTAGCGCCAGCCTCAATGCCATCCAGCTTTGATCCGTCTGCCGCAACGTCTCGGCCATCAACCGTGCCAGAGACGGTCACGCTCACGAAAGACGGGCTGTCGCCTGTCTGGATGGCGCTGTCGGCCAGAGCGCCCTGAGCCGCTGTGGCGTAGTCCGTGGATGCCGTTGTGGCAGCCGTGCCAAGGCCAAGGTTTGTGCGGGATGTGGCTGCGTCCAAGACGTCTGAGAGATTGTTCGCAGCAAGCAGCGCGCCAGACAGAGACGCATAAGCGGCGAGCCACGCAGCCCCATCATATACATTCATGATGTCGTCAGTGGTGTTGAAGTAGAGAGCGCCAGCAACGAGAGGGTTGCCGTCATTGTCTACGGTCGGGTCTGACGCCTTCTGCCCCAAGTAGCGATCATCGAAGCTGTCCAGAGCGGCGAGAGCCGCATCAGCAGACGCAGAAGCAGAGCTTGCGGATGACGCCGCCGCAGTGGCCGACGTGGAGGCATTTGTCTCGCTTGTCGCTGCATTTGTTGCGCTTGTGGCTGCGTTTGAGGCAGACGTTGCCGCGTTGCCTTCGGAGGTGGCTGCGGCAGTTTCAGAGGCGGCGGCGGCGGTGGCGCTGGCTGCCGAGGCCGTAGCGCTTCCAGCCGAAGCCGTAGCGGAGGTTGCTGATGCGGTTGCGCTGTTGGCTGCGTTGGTTTCGCTTGTCGCGGCATTCGTTTCAGACGTTGAGGCTGCGGCTTCGGAGGCGGCAGCATTCGTTTCGCTCGTAGACGCCGCTGATGCGCTAGACGCTGCATTGCTCTCACTGGTTGCCGCATTGGTCTCGCTAGAACCCGCAGCAATTTCTGAAGCCAAAGCCGCCAAGGCGGAAGCATTGGCACTTGTTGCCGACGCTGCGGCATTGGTCTCGGCTGTCTCTGCGTTTGTCTCAGCCAATTCAGCCGCGGTCTGGGCTGTTTGAGCGGCAGTTGCGCTTGTTGAGGCAGCGCTTGCGCTAGTGGCGGCATTCGTCGCAGACGTGCTGGCGGCGGATGCAGATGTTGCGGCGTTCGTCGCAGACGTGCTTGCGGCAGACGCGGATGACGCTGCGTTCGTCTCTGACGTGCTGGCCGCAGCCGCAGAGGCCGCAGAAGCCGTCTCAGACGCAGATGCAGCGGTTTCAGCGGCTTCGGCTGCTGTTTTGGCAGTCTGTGCCGCAGAGGCGCTTGTAGAGGCGCTGGTGGCGCTTGCAGCGGCCTCTGATGCCCTTGTGGTCGCCGTAGCCGCGCCAGTGGTGGCTGTCGTGGCCGATGTGGTTGCATTTGCCTCGGCACTCTCAGCCTCAACTTCACTTGCAGCGGCGGCAGCCGCGGATGCAGCGGCGGCGGCTTCGCTGGCAGCAGCGGCATTCTTAGAGGCTTCGGCCTGCTCGGCGTAGCTTTCGAGGTTGTCAGTGTCAGTCGGGCTGGTCATGCCCGCCTTCTGATCCCAAGTTGTTGTCACCATCAGCGAGGAACTCCCATTTTAAGCGGGCCAGAGTGTTTGCCGCGTTCACTTTCGAGGCGCATGCTCTCAATCGCATTTTGATATATCGCCGCCCAGATCTGGATGCGGGCGTCGTCTTTAAGGTATGGGGCTGAGTGTGCCAGCGAGCCGTAAAGGTAAACGTCTGGCGCGTATTGCAGTATCCAGTTTGTCGGGTTGGCGTCTGTTAACGCTGGAGTGCGGGCGTAATACTGAAGCGACAGCGTGTAGCTTTGGTCTGGCGCAGGGTAGAACTCAAGCTGATCCGCAGTCGATCTGAAGTAAAGAGGCTTGCCAGCCTCTTGGCTGCGCCCCTTGCGGTCTTGCATATCCGCCATAGAGATGAGCTGAAGCCCTGTGCCGTCGCTCAGGCTCACGTCCTGCCACTCCATGAAGTCAGTGGGCAGGTTTTCATATTGCTCGTCGAGCGTTGCCTCGACGCGCTTCTCTTGCCGCCAGTGACGGATGTCGCGGTCCATCTGGGCCTCCGCCAGCGCGATAAACGTCGGAATGACGGGGGCAAGGTCATCACGGTTGAGAAAGTCCGCGATGCTGGATTGCAGCTCTGCGTATGTTGTAATTGCCATTTAGCTCACCACTTCGCCTTATCTTTGCGTCCATGTTCCGCGCGGATTTCTGTTTTGCGCCTGTTGCGCTCTTGTCGCCCATCGAACATTTTCAATTTCATAATGGCCATTAGTGTTTATCCTATCAAGCGTATGGTCTTGTGGCCGAAAACCGATTGCGTCGACCAAGTCCTGCAGCGATGCAATCCTAAATTCAACACCTTCATAGCACGGATGGTGCTCTTTCCCAAGTTTGCATCTGCGCTTAGCTTTGTAAAAAGACCGCCTTGTGTATTCGGCCTCTGGATTATTGGAGACGCCAGTCCCCTTTCTTGGGTGCGGCTTCTCGCTAAATCTTGTCTTGTTCCTGCAAGGCTTGCAGTAAAGCGCCCGCCCTTCGCGCTTGGCCTTTCTGACAACATCACCGCGCACCTCTCTTTGCTGGCAGCAATGCGGGCAGGTGGTTATAACTTTCAAATTTCCATTGGGCATGAGCCATTCCTTCACTATACGACAGGAGCGCATTAGCACCAATTAGAAATATTGTCCACTTAACTTTGTCAGCCCAAAATGCCGCAGACATTTTGCCTTTGGCGATGTTCTTTGCGTGACGCGCCTTGAACGCCTTATTGCGTGCAGAGCCATCAGGCGATCCCTTCACGCCCTGCTGCCCGAAACGAATGGTCTTGGTCTTGTCACCCTCTTTGGCGACGACAACGTGAGACTTAGTCTTGTGGCTCGGCGTGCGCTTGGGCTTATTATACGCCGAAACGCCTGCTCTGGCTAGCTTTGGGTCTTTGGGCATTAACGCGCTCCCTGTGAGAGTAGGCCTTGAGGCTGCTGCGGCTGGTATCCTTGGGCCATAGCCTGCTCAACGTCCACAGCAGACACGCCAAGCATAGCCGCCGCGCCTGCTATGCCATACTTGCGCACAATGCTGATTAGGCTTTCGTCAAATACAACAAAATTGCGCGTAGGCTCGCCATCAACGCCACGAGACCCCGCATCCCTGTATTTAATTCCTTTAATACCTGCTTCGCGCAGTCGCCTTGCTTGGTCGGCCGCGGGGCTAGTGTCTAACCACTCTCGGCCGTCAATATCAGACTGCGGCGAGGCGCTCTTAGCGATAAATTCACCTTCAATTGATGGGTCTGGATTTCTGCCGAAAATCTGCTGCCAACGCGCTTTAGCAAAATCTTGAACGCGTTGAGGCTGATCGCTAAGAGGCGCGTCGTAATCAAGAAAGTCCTCTGGACTGGCGTTGATGTTGACCTCGTACATGCTGCCCGACTGATACATGCCTTTTGCCTCTTCAATAGCGGCGCGAATTTCATCGTCTGGCGTGTCTGGCCATGCGTTCTTGACATATAACACAAGATCATCGGTCGGCGTTGCGACACGGGCAGAGTCGCCACCTATCAGCGACCAAGCCGTTTTCAGCGGGCTTGCGACATCACCAGCAGCATATTTTCGGTTTGCCAAAGCATCCCGATAGCCCCGCGCCACAGCCTCATTCTCCGCAAAGTAAAGCCCGTGACCGTATGCCTGCGCGCCCTCGCCCGTGCCAATTGCGTCCATGCTAAACTTGTCAAAGCTGTGCGGCGAACCGTGATAGGCGCGAATACCCGTAGGAGCACCACCCGCCTGCGGCCTCAACCGAATATTGCCGCCCATAGAGCCAAGAGCATTGGGATCAACTTCAATACGTCGGGCAATATCAGCCGCACGCCGCCCAGCAGCCATGACGGGCTTCGCCAGCACATCGCCAGCGCCCGGCACAAGGCCGATAGCAGCGCCTGCGCCTAAGAGGCCCGCAGCGGCAAGCTCACCGCGTGAGAGAGCTTCTCCAGCCTCGCCCAGCGCCAGTGCGTCGCCGATCACAGGCAGAAAGTCTTGTGTGGCCTGCGCGCCCTGCACGCTGAGAGGCTTCTGGTCGCGATTGCCCGCCAAGAGGCCGCCCTGATACAGATCAGCGTAGCCCTGACGCCTCCGTGCCAACTCTTCTGGCGTTACGTCGCTGCGCTTGGGCAAACTGTCGAGAAAGTCCCAGATGCTCGCCATTACTTGCGCTTCTTGCCCAAGCACTTACCAGCGCGCTTGCACGCGGCGGGTGTAGGGCAGCCTTTGCAGGTCTTAAACATTGGTGGCTTTTTCGCCGAGTTGGATTTCTTCATGGGCATCACAGTGTTCCACTTCGCGTTCTGAAGGCTCTGTTCTCAGACTTGTTCAGCCACTTCTTGAGAGCTGCTGGGTCGTCGGCAATGCCTTGCTTCTTCAGCTCATAATACACGGAAAGCGGGATGGAGGCCACCTTTGCATGCTCGCCCCATTTTCCCGACACATCGTTGTACGAGCGCTTGTTT